TCCAAAATAGCGTAATCGTATGCTAATTCTAATGTGATATCAGCAGGGTCAGTAGCATTTGACCAATCTAATTCTCCAAAGTTAGCATTTACAATAAATGCTCCTTTTAAAGTCCATTGTTCAATTACATCACCCACAGGACCTAACATTTTAATAGTTAAATCTTTTTTGTAGAAATCTGCATATCCTCTTCTACCAGTGATTGATTCGTGTCCTAAACGTACCCACTCCATTACCGCTTGTGCAGCAGATGGAACTATTGGGTCAATAAGTGTCAATGTTAAATTAGCCCACTCACCTTTTCCTTGTAACTTTCTTTTGATGTTAATGTGGTCCAAAGTAACAGTTTCAAATTGTATTGTTGGTCTTTGTGCCACTTTTACAGTGTATGCTTGTATATCAGTACCACTCATTTCCACCGTAAAACGATGTTTCATTTTAGGTTCGAAGTTCGTATAGAACATCTTATCAAACTCTAGTATCTCTGCCATTTTTTTTAATTTCTATTTTGTTATTAATAAATATTGGATTTTCGTTTTTTTCTTAATTAAGCGTTAAACGATGCCCCAGTTGGCAAGATGTTGAAATCAATTACGATGAATTCAGCTGTCTTAGCCGGTTGTAAGAAGATTTGTCCCGCCAATACGTTTCTATCGATTACATCAGGAGTGTTATTGGTTTCATCCATTACCACTTTGAATGCGTATAGACCTTGTCTTTGTTGGATTGCTTCAAAATAAGGGTTTACAGTGTTTAAGAATCTATTTCTAGTCGTTGTAGTGTTTTGTTCAAACAATAGGTAACGAGAAGTAGATGCAATAAACTTTTTAACAGTGATTAATAATCTTCTTACGTTGATTCTATCCAATGCTGATGCCTTATCTTGCAATGTCTTCTGTCCAAATGCCACAATACCTTGTCCAGGGAATGAAGCGATTGGGTTTACTTTGTTCTCATAAAGAGTATCTCTTTCAGAGTGTGTTAATCTATTTAATACACTAATTGCTCCAGTGATACCACCTCTATTTAAACCAGCAGGTGCGAACCATTCTGCTGCTAATCTATCATTAGCTGCAAATACTCCCGGTAATAATACCGATGGTGGGACACTCATTATTTTATTATTGTTGTTATCAATTGTCTTAACCCAAGGGTAGTAAGTTGCTACATAGTTTGAATCAACTGAATTAGATTGGTCAGTTATTTCCGAAATAGTTGAATCAACTTCACTAAAATCAGCAATGTAGAAACAATCTTGTCTATCTTCAACCATATCAATAACTTTAGTAGTTACAGATGGGTGTAAAGAACGTATGATACCAGGAGTTACAACTAAGTTGATATCGTACTCATCAGGATTAGATACAGCGTTTATTGCTTTGAAATATGCAGTTGTACCTGAAGATGTTCCAGTTGAACAATTAAATCCTTGTGTATTAGCTGCAGTAATATCAGTTCCAGTGTTTTTAGCTACAGTTGGATTCATACCATCATATCCACCTTGGAATGCTAATACAAATTGTCTCTTAACCATATCAGTAGAATTCGAACCACTCATTATATAAGATAATTGTGAATCAAAAGCAAATGTTACGTTAGCACCAGTTTGTGGAGATGCAGGTAACGCTTTTAAATATTGTTTATTATCTATCTTAATTCCAGTACTTTCAAAATCAAAACCAGCGTAATAAATTGGAGATGAAGAAGTGTTTATAGCAGAACCAGTTTGATAAGTTACTGCAGGTACTTTAGTTGCATCTACAGCTGCAGTTTTAATTGGATTTGAATATGCTTCATGTCCAAATGGTGCAGCTGAAATGGGGAATGAACCTTGTGCTGCTATCTCAACTCTAATATATTTTGAACGATTTTGGTAATCACCATTTTCGGTAATCTTACCATCTTGATTTAATGTAATATATCTATCACCAATTCTTCTTCCAATATAGTTAGTAGATGCAGGGTCTAAGTTTACATTGTTAAATGTTTCATAAACTACCTTTCTCTTATCAGTATCAGAATATGAACGAACTGTTATAGTAAATACAGAATAATCAGTTGCCCCATCTTCACCAGCTGCTTTAACGTTTGAAATACCAATTTTAAATTTAGTATTATAAACATCACCATGTCCTAATGTATGTAAACGGAATAAATCATATCTAACACCACTAATATCTTGAGATACCACAAATGGAGTTGCTGCCACACTTGCTTCATATGCATAATCTTGAGTTGGTAATACTACTGCAGTTATACCATCTGCACTCATTGTTACTGCTAAATTATCAGCTGTGTTTTCAAAGTATGTATATGAGTATGCAGTTTTTGCACCAAATGGAGATTCACCAAATACATCCGAAATATCGTTTGTAGCAGTTGTCTTAATTGATGATGATATAAATCCTAATGATGAACCTGAAATTACAAATGAACCAGAAGTAGTTAATGAACCAGTTGCAGTTGCTACAAATCCAACGGCTTCATCACCAGTTGCAGTTGAGTATAAAGTTGAAATTAACTTCATAGTTCCGTTCGATGCAGTTGCAAAAATACCAATAGGTGCAACTTGAGAATACCCATCAGTACCAGCTACTCTTACGATAGTTGCTGAACCAGCTTCTCTCAAATAGTTTTGTACTGCATATTCAGTATAATATGTTCCATCAGGTGTACCGAAGATATCTTCAAATTCTGATTGAGTTCTTACAATCGTTGGTACGAATGCCGGTCCTTGCTTAAAAGGTCCTATAAATGCTGCTCCGATTTCACCGATTCCTTGCGCTAAGAAGGATAAATCGTTTTCTCTTGTGAATACACCGGGTGATACAATTCTTTCTGCCATTTTTTTATCTCTAAAATTCTATGTTTGTTATTTTGTAAAAAGTTTTCCAATTTACACATATAAATATAAACAAAATACCCAAAACATAATTTTATTATTAAAAATCTATTTTGGGATGTTTTAGTATAAATATATAAAAAAATTGTAAAAATAAATACTTTATAAATTGGATATTGATACATAATCCCATCTATCACAAAATATTTCACAAGATATACTCGCTCTTCCAGGAAAACCACCATTACCAGAACTCATAACCCAAAGGTCTGCCTGTCTATTTGCTAAGTTCCAATCGGTTCCCGTATTATGCCCACTAGCAGCCCATGATTGACCAAATCCCCCATAAGTATTACCACCGGTATCAATATATACCGAATTCCATTTTGTTACAGCCGAATTAAAATCATTAGAACCATTTGTTTGAGTAAATGATATATAAGTTTTAACAACAATATGTACTGCTGGATTTCCTCCAGAAATACTAAATCTAATATAGGGACCAACATCATTTTTACCACGAGAATATACTCTCATATACGCATTACCATTTGATTGGTTCATAATTAATCCCTGATTTCCTAATAATCTTGCCATATTTATTTAATCACTAAAAACGTTTACTACCAAATTATCAAATGCAAGAGTACATATATTTATCCATACCGAACCAATTACTCCTGTACTCATCCCACTGTTTGCTCCTATAAATACAGATGAACCACCTTGCCCAGTATAAGGCCATAATATTCCATTACCTCCCCAACTATGCCAATCTAATCCGGAATGAAAACTAATCTGACCATTTGTATTCAAAGCAGCCCTTGCAGTTGCATAAAGAATAGGTAATTCAGTTTTTGAACCCGATGTTCTTATTGCTGCCCATCTTAATTGTATGGATATTTCTTGTCTTGAACTGGTAGCCCCACTTTGATACATTTGTATCATATTAACATTGGACTGGAATGCTGCCCAAGTTCTAGTTGAGGTATATACTCTAGACCCCCAAGTTGTATTATTACTACTATCTATTCTTATACCTTCGGTTGAACGTAAAATTGCCATATTATACGCAATATAATGTTATTAAATCTATTCTTTCACTATATACCATTACACGATGTATAGTGTTTGATACTGCAGCTGCACTTGAAGCCCTCCACGTTACTGTTCTACTCCCCACATCCCAATAAGACCAATCTGTACTTTCAGCATTCCATTCGGCTTGCAATGAAACAAAATTTGCAGCTCCATTACCAGTTGGGTTATCAACAACACCATTTGATTGAACTCTCCACCCAATTCCCCATCCTATATATCTCATATCATCTCCATTAACTGAAAAAACAGTTTCTTCTTGGAGTGTTGAAAAATAAAATTCAGGATTTCCACCGGATACTTCCAATCGTAAACTACCTACCGTTTGATATGAACCCCCATTACTCTTTCCACAAACACACTCTTTCCATCCAATAGTTCCAGATTGCGTAGCAGTAATACCATGTAATTGTCTGTTTAATAATCTCATAATTTATGGTATAATTGGGTCTTGCGTTTCCATTAAGGTAGGTAATCCATTCCATGCCACATATTCTTTATTACTGAAATGTTCATTAATACTTCTTCTTAAAGTAGCTCTTACATTAGCCATAGGTTCGCAGTTTTGTACCCAACTTATAATTTCTTCTTCTGTCAACTCATCATAGGGTTTAAAGTTTTCAACATTTGGTGTATCAATTGGTACATCTGCCAATGCCCAATCAAACTTTGGTAATCCTACAATTTCTGCGCTAACAATAAAATCAGCACTTATTACAATATCATCCAATCCATCAAATGATTTTACTTTCTTTATCCCAACTAGTGTGTATGAATAATTTATTTCCATATTTTATTTATTATTATATTGACCCGGATGTTGGCGTTGTTAGTTCAGGTTCAGTTGCCCAAGGAAATTGTAAAGAATTAACCATTCGTTTTTCATTGTATTTTTTTTCCAATTCGGTATCTATTATATATTTAATACCCAACCATTCATTACCATTTGTTTCAAACCCCAATGAATCTTTAACCCAATTAACTACAATTTCTTCGGTTAAATCATCATATGCAATAAAATTTTCAGAATCAACATCATTTAAATTGAATTGTGTTTTATTGTAAAATGATGCCCAATTATTATCATCATCATTACCATTAAGACACCAATTTACTTCTAATATTGCATTTTGTAAATTTTCTAAATTTTCTTTTTTTAAACTTGTCAATGAAAAGTTGTATGTATTTTCCATATTTTTATTCTTTTATATAAATATCTATTTTTCAGTTAATTTGGTTTTTAATTCACTAATTTCTTTTTTAGCGGAATCAAGTTCTGATTTCAATTCTTTCATTGCTTCAATTAATAATGCAGTTATTCTACCATATGATACCGCATCTATTACATTATCATTATTATATTTAACAACTTCAGGTAGGATTTTTTCAACTTCTTCAGCAATTACACCTATTTCTTTA